TGATGTGAGCCGGGGCTGCGGTCCTTGACTTTGAAGCTATCTGTTAGCGACCGATTATTGATAACACTCATATCAGAACCTCCTCGCCTTTTAGATCAGGCATTGCGATTACTGGCAGCCAGAGAATGATTGCAATAAGGTACATCATACATCGCCTCCAAAGCCTTTCTGCGGTTCCATAGTCGGCGGCTTACTGAACTTGCTCCCGGGTATCGGGTCCTTACCTACCACGTCGTCGTCAATGATCGTGACCGGCACAAGGATACTCCTACAATTAAAATGGTTCAATGGCCGGTACTTGTTCCAAACTGGGGAATCCACCGGATACACCCGCCCATCAAGGTGCCTACATATAGCAGTGGTCCGGGAGTCAAGAATGGCAGAATATTCCAGCGCCTCAACAAATCCATTCAATGCTGGGTCAGTAAAGGTTGAATAACGCGCCTCATTGATTGCTTCAAAAACATTGGTCCTAACAGCGGTGCGTATCCTATAGGCTGAAGCGGTTATTGGCCCAATTACTTCTTCAATCTCTTTTATTGCCCTGCCTGTTGCTTCACTGTTTATAGCCAAAGTGGTGAATCCAGCTTCAGTCAGCGAGTCATAAACCTTCCGCACAATCTGATCTGTGGTCCAACTGAATTTGACGCCATTTACTAGCACTTGCTGAACAATTGCGCGCATATCATCAGACATATACCCAAGCATGCGAAAACCATTCAAGCGGAGGAATTCAGCGGCATCTTCGTCAATCCGACCAAAATTGATATTAAACCGTTCATTTCTGGCAGCTGCCAGTTCCGTTTTGCTATGCTGAATGCCTAATGCCCATGCAGCAATTAGCGTCGTTTCAATTGCTTTCCTGACTTTTGTCTTTTGCTTTGGATTAAAATCCAATGTTGAAATGCCATCGAATGCTTGGCCAAGATTCTCTTCAACAATCCGCGCGGTAATATCAGAGATCATGTCGCCCATGCGCGATTCGATCACGGTTGTCCCATCATCCTCAATTTTATCTGCCTTCTTTTCGATGACGTTGAACGCAACCCGGTTTTCTGCCCTTGTAAATGCCTCCATCCTGACATTATTGGTCCGTCCAGTGTTTGCTTCTTTGACCGGGCCACGCGTCCTGACCTCGGGTGGTCTGGCAGTGGCCTCACCAATCTTTATGTCAATGTCAAGCGGCTCACCCTTGTGCGGGAACTCCATCAACTCACGAACATAGTGCTCATCTGTGTCGGAAGCCTCAACTGCACCAGCGGTAACCAATTCCTTCCAAACGCGAATGATTTCCAGCTTCTTTGTCTCCGAAACTGGCTTAAATTTCAAAAGCGGGCCATTTCCGTCAGCAAAATTCAGTTTATTCAGCGGATTGAACACCTGTTCATTCATTGCTTCTTCAAGCCGGGTCGCATCAGCATCCAAAGTCCATAAGAATGCTTCCAACTGAGTGTTGGCTTGAGCGAACCCGCCGCCGCTACTATTCGCCTGCGGCGTGATGCCTAGCAAATTCGGCACCAGCAGCGATTTTGCAATCTGAAGGTCATGGAGTGATATTGCCTTCTCATATTGATCAGTTGTGCTTGGCAGCGTTACATCCAACTCCATATTAGAAGGCAACAAGATCCCCGATTGGGTTTGTATGCTATTCAGCACTGACACCATCTGGTTGTATTCCGGCGTCCCCGGAATCAAGGCCCCGCCAGCGGTAGGCTTCCCGACTACAAACCCGCCAGCAAATCGCTCCAGAAAGATGTTGTAGAAGCGAATGATGACATCTTTGCTGTACCATGAACGATAAGCTTCGCGCAGGTCGGACTGCCCATAGTGCCTATCCATTTCAGGATTCTGCACATAATAGATAAAACGGTTCAAATCAATTACTTGTTCAGCACCATCCATTCTTTGGATTGTTCTTTTTATGGTGCCGTATTTATCAACCTCAAATTCGAAAGTATCAAACGGTTTGGGGATTAACTGCTGAATGCCTAGATACGGTTTGCCTTTATGTTCAAATGTATCAATAATCTTTTCCGTGATGCTGAAACCTTGATACATAGCCATCAACACATAATTCATACCGTCAACAAATGACCCGAATGTTTCCCGGATCATGGTCTCATATATCTCAATCCGCTCCTGATTCTTGTCCGTATCCTCATCTTGCTGATTTGGGACGTAAAATTGATAATCCCGGGCGGTGATGGCATCCCTTTTAAAACGGATGACTGCTTTGACCTGCTCATCCACCATCATCTGCTTATATATCTTCGTGCCCTTCCGCCCCATCAAGTCATCCGGGTTGTATTTCGGGATGTTATTGCCATACAACCGGGACTCTGCCCAAGCCAGTTCCCCCTTACCAGCGGAAGATGCTTTGATTTCTGGCGGGGTGCGTTTAAAAATGGTGAGTAATTGAGCCATCATATGAGGCTGTCTCCAATGTTCTTCCAATTAATATTGGACCCCCCGGCGTCAAAATCGGTGATTGGGTTGCAAATTGCATTGCCTCAGAGTCTGCTCTATCAGGACTCACGATACCCTTGTCAACCATTTCTTGCTTGGTCAACAGGTCCTCGCGGTTTTCCGTTCCAGCCTTGCGCCGGATACTACATAACTGTGCATCATGATCATCCCAATCCTCCTCAGCGATATAATCATCAGCTGTGATGATTTTCCCATCCCGGTAATTGTCCCGCAATACCATGTAGCTTTGCACGCGCCGGTTGCGCCATTCTGCGGAATTATCAGAGGCGGCCCCACCCATATAGCGTATCACAGGGAAGCCACCCTCAATCAACATACTTGCGACCCCTGCCCCAACGCCCAACGAGTCCACTACGATGTCATCCCCGTTTCGCTTGTCCATGCCATTGTCAACCCAAATTTTCTTCACAATGTCCCGGGTTCTCGTGGCAGCAGTGCCTTGTGGGAAGGAATACTTTGACTGCTTCTTAAATAGCGTGAAAGACGCATGCCGCACAGAATTGGTGACCACCGTGAAATTGCCACCACCATCACTGCAATCCACCGTGATGCGCTGGCGCGGTATCGACCCATCAGAGCGATATGGCTTTGACCTTGATGCCACAATCCACTCCAACGACAGCAACTGATTCTCATCTTCTTCTGCAAACTCACCATAACAACGCACCCTGACCACTGGCGAATCCTTGCCATACTTCTCCTCCATCTCCTTTACCCAAGATGGGTTGACCCGCGTTGTTTTGCGCAAGTCCACATGGATTTGGTAGTAATACTTGGCAACCTTCGGCTTCAGGTGGCTATCAGCAAAGGTCCCCAGCAGCTTGGTCGGGTTTCCAATTAGCAGCAGAATCACAATAATGCCTGTGCTGAGCGCGCCATCAATTACCGGGAACATCTCCTCATCAATACCGGATGCCTCATCAGCCACAATCAACATATAGTTGTCGTGGTAGCCTTGCAGGTTCTCCGGGGTGGCTCCCGTTTCCGCGACACACTTCCAGTTCGGGTCCTTGTACCACTCCACCTCAGTGGCCCGTACCTCAAAAGCTTTGCGCCAGAAAGGATTGGCCATGCCCTGAATCTTGCGGATGTTCGGCCAGAGCCGGTTGCGCAGCTGCTTGATGGTTGGTGCAGTGGCCGGACTATATCCCTTAAATGCACAATGAAACCACACAATGGCCGCCGCCGCAAAGAAAGTTTTACCCGGGCCGTGCATTGCCCTGATCGTGAACTTTGTTAATGCGTCGTGGTTGTACTTGGTGGGGAGAAGTGGCCCGGAATAATTAAACAATTCTGGCTGGGTGTTGTACTTATTGCGAACTATATCAGCCATTGCCTCAAACGCTTCAACCTGCCATATATCAAGGTCAATGTTGAAAGCTTGCTTGAGAAACCAGACTGGATCGGTGCGAACCCTGACAATCGACTGATTGGCCGTGTCCTGCAGCTCCTGCCGGGTTGGGTTGGACATTATCAACAGCCCGGACTATTCATTATGAACATTATTGCTTCGCTGCTTCTGCGAACGCCAATAGGGCACGATCAGCAATAGACCCTATATCCCCGGTCTGCTCCAGAGCCTTCAGGTCCGGCATGATCTTGTTGAGTAACCGTAACACGGTGTCAATCTGTACCTTGCGGCCAGCTTGGCGCGTATGGTATACTGCGATGGTCTCCTTATCAAGGACCGTTGAACGATACTGCTCAGTCCTGAGAATTTCGCCTCCCGCATCGAGAATGTCCCGGGAAAAATCTTGTATTGAATTTTGCAGCTCTTCATCAATGTTGTCTAAAGCGCGCAAATGCTTCTGTAACTGGCTGAGAAGCCCAAGCCCATCTATGCTGGTGCGCAAATCAAGCTTGTTAAACTTGTCAGTGCGGATGACGTTGAGATATTTGTGCTTGGGTCTTGCGGATGCCATGATTTAAGTCACTCTGCAGATTGATCGAAAATGATTTTTTCAAAAATTTTCGTGGGGTTTCGGGCACCATATACCCAAATTGCGCGGATTAAAAATCGAGGAACCGATTCAAAAACTCTATATAAATCAAAGACTTAGACGGACCTCTCCCCGTTACGCCTAGTCGCTTATAGGCCCCTTTACCCCTACCCTTACCTATAGCCTAGCCTATTTTTGCGCGTCGCGCCTAGCCCCGCCTATAAAGGGCCATTTAAATCGCTTAGACCGAAGGATTTCGCTCCCCGCTACCCCTACCTAGCCTAGAAAAGCCCTCCCTATAACTGATTTAAATCGGTCCGAAAGCGAGAGTCCGAGGAGTTTTGCGCGTTAAACGAAACGAGAGGTCCGGAGACGAAACGCGAACGCGCCAGAGTTACTTTCCCGCCCCTTACTCCTTTTCCCCGAGAAAGTAAAATAAATCGTAATTCTGCCTAAAAATACCCCTAAAAAGCCTCTTTTCCCTTTAAAATCAACTACTTATCCTACGTTTTCTATAGAACTAGAAAAACGAAATCTAACTAATACGAAGGATACCCTCTTTCCGGTCGTTTCCTTAGACTTATTTCGAGTTTTTATCTATAACTCTCGGATTTCCTTAACTTTCCTCTAGGCCCGTAATTCGCCCTACTTTTAGACCGTAACGGGGCCTACCCGTACTAGTACGCCGGAGGATAAACCCTTGATTTATAAGGAAAAAATAAAAGTATCTAACGATATCAAAGGTTTAGACCGAAATAAATAAAATTCCCGGTTTCCGCCGTTCGGGGCGTTATTAGTTACGCGCGTAACTAATGAAAAGTCCTTATTTATTAAGGACTTAGCTTATCGTTTCGTAACCTATTGAAATATAAAGGATTTTCGCCTTCCCTTCCTCCCGGTATCTCAAAACTGATTTAAATCGGTTCCCTTAGCGAATCCCGGACCCTTACCTACCCCCTTACCCGCCTTCCGATCTCGCCCCTAGCGCGATTTTATCCATTCGTAAGTCCTTAATTTATAAGCGAATTTATTTCGCTTAAAAGGACGCTTTCGCTTTACTTTTTTTAAATCGCGTCCCTTAGCCCTTTTAGTATCCCTTACCCTAGCCTTACCCGCCTCCCGATCTCGCCTCTAGCGCGATTTTATCCATTCGTAACCTACGGATTTATAAGGAAATTTAGTTAAAAAATACCCCCGGAAATCTCTTTACTTTTATAAGTACTTAATTTTTAAGCGAAAATAAAAGTCAATTTATTT